AAGCCGAATATATCGTTGAAGAGGCCAACGGTAAAAAAGACTATAAAATTAGAGGTGTCTTCTTACAGACTGAAATTAAAAATAGAAATGGACGTGTCTATCCTAAAGACATACTTGAAAACGAAGTAAGAAGATATAACACAGAATTTATCAATAAAAAACGTGCATTTGGAGAGTTGGGTCATCCTGACGGTCCAACTGTTAATTTGGAGAGAGTATCACATATGATTACTAAACTCTATCCAGATGGCAACAATTTTATTGGTGAAGCAAAAATAATGAACACACCATACGGTAAGATTGTAAAAGGTCTTATTGACGAAGGTGCTCAATTAGGAGTATCAAGTCGAGGTATGGGTTCGTTAGAACAAAGAGGTGGCGTTAACTACGTAGGAAAAGACTTCTATTTAGCAACCGCTGCTGATATTGTTGCAGATCCGTCAGCTCCAGACGCTTTCGTAGAAGGCATTATGGAAAACAAAGAATGGGTGTGGGACAATGGTGTACTCGTAGAAAAGAACATAGACGCTTGGAAACGAGAAATAGAAAGTGCGAAAAGAAATGCTTTAGCAGAAGCTAAAGTTAGAGTATTTAAAAACTTTCTTAAAAAACTCTAGTTTTATAAATAGTCTTACAAAAACAATTTAAAACTAGTTTTAAAATTAAAGAGGAGATTTCGATGGCCGAAACAGAAAAAACACTTGAGGCGACAGTAAAAGAAGTAACAGAAGCGACAGCTGCTGATGCTCCTAAAAAGAATGCTGTGGCGGCTGAACCTACACATCTGAAAAATGATGCTGAAGATTTAGGCGCGGCTGTAGTTAAACCTACAGACAGTAATCCTGACGCAACAAAAAAAGTGAAACAAGTTTCTGGTGACCCACAACAGAAAAGTCAAGGTGCTGCTGACGCAATGCCAAAACTTAAAGGTGAATCAAAAGAAACTGATAAAGATTCGGAAGACAAAGAAATCAAAGAAGGCGAAATGCCTGCTGGTCTGAAAAAATACCTTGACAAGAAAAATGACAAGGAAGATTCAAAAGAAGAAGGTTACGGTTCTAAAAAAGAATCGTCACACGATTCTGAGAAGAAAGAAGACGAGAAGGATAAAAAAGAAGAAAAAGAGATTAACGTAAAAGAACACGTTGACGCTCTTGTCGCTGGAGATGATTCTTTATCTGAAGAATTTAAACAAAAGGCTGCTACTGTATTTGAAGCTGCGATTAAATCTAAAGTAAAAGAAATCGCTGAAGAAATAGAAGCAGACTACAACAAAAAATTCGAAGAAGAAACCTCAAAAGCTAAAGATGAGTTAGTAGAAAAAGTTGACTCTTATCTATCATACGTGGTAGAGGAGTGGATGAAAGAAAACGAACTTGCTTTAGAAAGAGGAATCAAAGGCGAAATCGCTGAGGACTTTATTAGCGGTCTTAAAAAATTATTTGAAGACCACTATATTGATGTTCCAGACGAAAAATATAATGTGTTAGAAGATCAAGCTTCAAAGATTGAGGAGTTAAACAAAAAACTTAACGAATCAGTTGCAAGAAATGTTGAACTATCTAAAGAGAACGGCAAACATATTAGACAATCTATCATTGATGAGGCGTCTAAAGAACTTGCTGAAACTCAAAAAGAAAAGTTTAATAAACTTGCTGAAGAAGTTGACTATAAAAACGAAGAAGACTTTAGAACAAAAGTATCTACTATTAAAGAGAGTTACTTTGGTAAGAAAGACTCTTCTGGTGAGATAGATGATGTGGCGGCAGACTCTAATCCTTTAAACGAGGATTTAAGTAATGCAATGGCTGCTTATAGTGCCGCTATAAGTAAAACAAAAGACATTAAGTTGTCGAAATAGGGAGATAAAAACAAATGTATTTATCAGAACAATACGAAAAAAAATGGCAGCCTGTCCTAGAACACCCTGAACTTCCGAAGATCGGGGATTCTTACAGACGTGCCGTTACAGCTACTATCTTGGAAAACCAAGAAAGAGCTATGAAAGAAGATGCAAGTTTCCTAAACGAAACTGCGCCTACAAATGCTACTGGTAGTTCAATTGCTAACTGGGATCCAATATTGATTTCATTAGTAAGAAGAGCAATGCCAAATCTAATTGCATACGATATCGCTGGTGTACAACCAATGACTGGTCCAACTGGACTTATCTTTGCAATGAGAAGTAGATACACTTCACAAACAGGAAACGAAGCTTTATTTGATGAAGCGGATACAGACTTCACAAGTAGAAATGCTGCTGGTGACTCAACTTCTGGATCAGGTATTACAGAACAAAGAGGAACTAACCCAGCTGTACTAAATGATGCTTCTCCTAGTGAATTTACTAGAGGTCAAGGAATGACTACTGCATACGCAGAAGCATTAGGTGACGCTGCTGGTAATCAATTTGCAGAAATGGCTTTCTCAATCGAGAAATCTACTGTTACTGCAAAAAGTAGAGCTCTAAAAGCAGAATACACTATGGAACTTGCTCAAGACTTAAAAGCAATCCACGGTTTAGACGCAGAAACAGAATTAGCAAATATTCTATCTGCTGAAATTCTTGCTGAAATCAATAGAGAAGTTGTAAGAACAATTTATATCAATGCAGAAAAAGGTGCTCAAACTAATACAACAAACGCTGGAATTTTTGACTTAGACACAGATTCAAACGGAAGATGGTCAGTTGAAAGATTTAAAGGTTTAATGTTCCAATTAGAGAGAGATGCTAATAGAATTGCACAAAGAACACGAAGAGGAAAAGGTAATATGATTATCTGTTCATCTGACGTTGCTTCTGCACTTCAAATGGCTGGTGTTTTAGATTACACTCCTGCATTAAACAACAATCTTAACGTTGACGACACAGGTAATACTTTTGCTGGTGTATTAAACGGAAGATACAAAGTGTACATTGATCCATATTCAGCAAACTCAGCTGCGAAACAATACTACGTAGTTGGTTACAAAGGTACTTCACCTTATGACGCTGGTATATTCTACTGCCCTTACGTACCATTACAAATGGTTAGAGCAGTTGGACAAGACACTTTCCAACCAAAAATCGGTTTCAAAACTAGATATGGTCTAGTTGCAAACCCATTTGCTGAAACAGGTGCTGCTTCTGGTTCTGTTTCTGCTGTTAACAACGCTGGTTCAGCGAATAGCAACAGATACTACCAAAGAGTACAAGTTACAAACATAATGTAATTTGGTTGATAGTTGTTTGACTATCATTTAAGA